GTTCGAGAGGGATCTAAGTTTTTAAAGACTATGGATTCTCATTTGCGCTTCATGGTATATGGGGATGATAATCTTATCTCCGTACGTCGTGATAGCGTCTTTAGTGATGTATTAACTCAAGATAATTACACTAAAGCTTTTGAAGCTATGGGCTTTGAATATACTGATGAATCTAAGAGTGGTGCTACTATCGATCAAGATAGAAGTATTACTGATGTCTCTTTCCTTAAACGGAAATGGGCTAGAACCAGCTTAGATTCACGTCGTATGTACTTATCTCCTCTTGCTATAGAGACCATTATGGAATCTATACAGTGGACTAAGCGCAAGGACTACTCTCTGGATTATGTTCGTGATAATAGCGTTAACATGCTTCAGGAGTTGTCTCAGCATGATAAGGCTGTTTTTGATAAGTGGTCACCACTTATCATTAACGCTTGTCGTGAGCGACTTGGCTTTTCACCAGTGCCTAATACTTATGATGAGTGTCAGGCTGTGGTATTGGCCCGTGACTCTTTTTGAGTCACTTTTTCCTGGTAATGTCCCTCCAGGCTTATTTGGGCATTAATTGGTAGGAATTTAACACTTATATAAAGAGATTAAGACTAGCTTTATATTTGTGGACCTACCCAGGTTTACTATTTAGTATTACTAATCAGATTACCTGATGAGCAGCCCTCATAAAATCCTAGTCATGGTTCGTCTGTTATTTTTGAGCTTAAAGTAATAGATTTGATTTTTAAGTTCGCTGATTCTGCTGTTTCTGATATGGGTGAACACCCAAAATTATCGGTGGGTGCTCCCACCGATAATGGAGAACAACAAGGTACTACCACCTTTAGTTCTTCAACAGTTGCCGAACCGTATGATCGCCAGTCTTCAGTTATTGATCCGCAAAATGATCTTGATGTTGAGACTGACGATATTAAGACTATAGCTGATTTTCTAGCTAAGCCTGTTTCTGTGGCTACTGGGACTTTTTCTAATGCCAATACTTGGGGTTCT